CGTTTTACGCCGGGCATACCGGCTTCATAGTCGGGGCGCTTCATCTCCCGGCCAGCCTTGCAATCCAGTACGGCGCTGCCAGGTGCGCGGCGCTTGCAACGGTGGAAACCCGCGCTTCCGTTATCGACCAGATCGAACGTGCCGGCGCAATCGAACTTGCAGCTCTCGCAGTTAAAGGAATCCAATGAAACCCTACAGTCGTATTCTGCGCGCCGCGCATTCGATGATCTGGGCTATCCAACCGGAGAAGCTCGAAGCCATCATGGCGTTTCTTGAGATGAAGGCTGCGGGCGGCTCGGCCGACGATTCCGTGATCCAGGGAATTCAGACACGCAACGCCGAGGCCGCCGCGCGCGCAGCCGCGATGAGCAGCGCTGGATCCGGTTCGGTCGCCGTTCTCCCGCTCTTCGGAATCATCAGCCATCGATCGAGCATGATCGGCGACATGTCCGGGCCCGGCGGAACTTCCACCGAACGGTTTACCCAGCAGTTTCGCCAGGCGGTCTCCGATCCGAACGTCAAGGCAATCGTGATCGATATCGATTCCCCCGGCGGGACAGTCGACGGCGTAGCTGAATTGGCGGACGAGATCTTCAAGGCCCGCGCAAAGAAGCCCATCACGGCGATCTCAGATTGCACCATGGCATCCGCAGCTTACTGGATCGGCGTCTCGGCAACGGAATTAGTTTGCAGCCCGTCCGCGATGGCGGGATCGATCGGCGTTTTCACCTCGTACAAGGACATATCGAAGGCCATGGAAAGCGACGGGATCGCCGTCTCGCTTGTTTCGGCCGGAAAGTACAAAGTAGAAGCCACCGGACTCGGCCCACTAACAGATGATGCGCGCGCGGCCATGCAGGCGATGGTCGACGGCTATTACAGCATGTTCGTCAAGTCCGTGGCGCGCGGACGCGGAGTCAACGTTTCGGACGTAACGGGCGGATTCGGCCAGGGCAGGATGGTTTCCGCACAACAGGCGGTCACCCTTGGCATGGCGGATCGCGTTGCCACCCTCGACCAGGTTCTCTCAAAGCTCGGCGTCTCGCGCGGGAGCGGAACGTCTGCCATGAGCGCGGGTCCGATGGCTGCAGCACCTAAGGCGGACGACGGGTGTACCTGTCCCTGCGATCCCTGCGAAGACGGAAATGGAAACTGCGCCGAATGCGATTGTCCGGATTGCGCCTGCGCCGGATGCACCTGCAACTCGGCCGAAAACAGCGCGAAAGCAAAACGCGCATCCGAATCTCTGAGGCTGGAAGCATCACGCGCAAGCCTGCGTGATCGCATTCACCTCGCAAGTCTTTAACCCGCCAACGCGGATGTAACAAAGCGCTTCAGTCGCCCTCCATTGAGAGTCTGCCCGCGGCGCCGCACCTTCAAAACCCAAAAGGAAAAATCACATGAACATCAAACTTCTGCGGCAGCAGAAAGTGGACGCATTGGCGAAAGCCAAGGGCCTCTCCGCACTTGCCGACAAAGAGACTCGCAGCCTGACCGATCCCGAACGCGTTGAGTTCGATGCCGCCATGACGTCGGTCGAAACGCTGAACGCCGATATCAGCCGCGCCGAGAAGCTGCTCGACGAAGAGCGCCTCGCCGTCGCGGTTTCCAGCCATTCCCCGGCGCACACCGAAAACAACGAAGAGAAAAAGCCCTGGGCGAGCCTCGGCGAACAACTGAAGGCCGTCTACGACGTTGCCCGGACCCACGGTCGCACAACCGATCCGCGCCTTCAGGCAGCGCTCGGCGCCAACGAGTCCGTTGACGCGGAAGGCGGCTTCCTCGTCAATCCGGAATTCGGCAAAGACATCCTGCAACGCACTTATGATGTCGGAGAGGTGGCCAAGCTTACGTTCGGCATGCCGATGGCATCGAACCGCCTGATCCTGCCTGCCGTCGACGAGGACAGCCGCGCGAATGGATCGAGGTGGGGCGGCATCCAGGCATTCTGGGACTATGAAGCCGGAGCCTACACTGCTTCCAAACCGAAGTTCAAGCAGCTTCAACTGACCGCCAACAAGCTCACCGGTCTTTGCTATGCGACCGAGGAACTGCTCGAAGACCAGGACGCGCTCCAGACCTATATCGGCAACACGTTTCCTCTCGAATTCGCGTTCAAAATTGACGACGCTATCGTCAACGGTCCCGGCGCGGGCGCTCCGCTCGGCATTCTGACTTCGGCGGCCGCAGTCGTTGTGCCCAAGGATGCGGGGCAGGCCACGCTGACAGTGTCGACCACCAACATCCTGAACATGTTCGCCAGGCTGTGGGCTCCGAGCATGAAGAATGCCGTCTGGTTCATCAATCAGAACGTCATTCCTCAGCTCTTCCCCCTGACCCTCGGCAGCGGCACCGCCGTGCAGTTGCTCTATTTCCCTCCGGGGATGAATGGCAACCCGGGGCCGTTCGGCAAGATGCTGGGCCGCGACGTGATTCCTATCGAGCAGTGCGCCAGCCTGACAAGCCAAGGGGACATTATCCTTTGCGACGCCGGCCAGTACATTCTCGGACAGAAGGGCGGCATGCGCGCCGATTCTTCGATGCACGTCGCGTTCCTGACCGGCGAGATGGCGTTCCGATTCCAGCTCAGGCTTGACGGACAGCCCACGTGGAAAAAGCCGCTGACTCCCTATCAGGGATCGAGCACGCTTTCTCCGTTCGTTACTCTCGCGGCGCGGTAATTCTCCGGCGGCGGGGCGACTCGCCGCCTTCCTTCGACGTTTCGAACAAAAGGAAATCATATGAGCAAAGGATTCTATTCGGCCCAGGATGGGCACATTGTGAACCTGATACCCGCGGTGAATATCACCGGCGGCGTAACCGGCGCAGTGTTTTCGATGGCGGACTACGCGCACGCCAGCATTATCGTGCAGATTGGCGTGAGCGCAGCGGCTCCGACCGCCATCATTGTCAACGCCTGCACAAATGCCGCCGCAGCCGGCGCGACGGCCATTCCGTTCAACCTGTTTGCGTGCGAGACCGGCGCCGGCGACGTTCTCGGCGCCAGAGTCTCAGTGCTGGCCGCGGGATACGTCCCGTCCGCCGTCGACAACATCTTCTATGTGATCGAGCTGAGCGCAGCGATGCTTCCGCAAGGGAGCCCCTATGTGCAGCTCTCGATCACCAACGGCGCCAACTCGGTTATCGCAAGCGCGGTGGCTGTTCTCAGTGGCGCTCGTTATGCGAGCGATCAAAGCGCAACGGTACTGCTGTAGGCCAAGACCCCATGAGGCGCTCGCTTACCGGCGGGCGCCCTCCCGGTCCAAAACCATGTATATACGAATGCTTGTCGGGCGCTATGCCGGAGAAGTCCAGGACATCGAACCCGTCACGGCGCGCGAACTGTTGGTGTCCGGTCGCGGCGAAGATCCGGATGCGGTTAAGACGGGCGAACCGGCCGTCGTCACCGAACGGCTAAAGAACAAACCACGCAAATGAGTATTTCCCAAATCATCGGACCGGCCGCAGAGCCGGTGGCTCTCGACGACGTGCTCCGTGATTTGGGATACGGCGATTCGGGCTCGCTCGATGCCAACACGCTCGAAGTTCTGTCGGGGCGACTGACTCCTCTGATTGTCGCGGCGCGCCGAAGCTGTGAATCCTACCAGCGTCGGGCTTACATTACCCAGACGCTGCTTCTCCAGCGGGATGGGTTTCCCGGATTCAGTGCGAGATACGAGCGTGGCGGAAACCCGCAGATTCTGATACCGAAGCCTCCGCTGCAGCTCATTCAAAGTTTTCAGTATGTGGACGTGGCCGGGATTGTCCAGAATCTGGCTCTCGATACCACCTACGGCACGAACCTGCTTACATATGGCTACCAGCTCGATTATGGCGGGGACGTGTTGCCCGCGCGTGTGCTTCCTCCCTTCGCCCGGCCGTGGCCTCCCAATCGACTCGTTCCGAATAGCGTGATGATCCAGTTCGTCTGCGGATACGGCGGACCTGTGACGCTGAGTATGACCGCGGCTTCGGCCGTAATCAGCGGAGCGACCTTCCTGCAGTCGGATATCGGACGCCTTCTTAGCGTTCCCGCAGCCGGTACGGCATCCGCGACCCTCAACACGAGCATTGCGGCCGTCGACGGTTCGGGACACGCGACCGCGGCCGACAATTGCGTAACCGCGGCTCCGGGAGCGGTTGCGTATCTTGGCAATCCCGTTCCGGGGGAAATCGTGATGGCCATCCGCTTCCTCGTCCAGTTCTATTACGAGCAGGGCGGATCCGTCGACGCGCCCGTGCCCCGCATCGTCCGGGACATGCTGGGCGAAGTCAGGAATCTGACCTCGTGACAAATACGCAACTGGGGCGCCGGCGTTCGGTCAACATTCAGATCCAGAGCCAGACTTCCACGCCGGACTCGTTCAACCAACCCCTGCTGGCATGGGCCCCTGTCTGCGTTCTCCAGGGCCGGATACGCTCTGTGCAGCAGAGCGAGACATTTCAATCGGGCCAACTGTCTTCGCAGATAACCCACGTGATCGAAGCCTGGTGGACGGCGATCAGCATAGCCGCCGGCATGCGGGCCGTATTTGGATCGCGTACATTCCTTATCCAGTCCGTCGAAAACGTGGAGCAACGGAACCGGGAAATCCTGATGCTGTGTCTCGAACTTAATCCTTCGTCCCTGTCGACGCCGCTGCTGTCCTGATGAACACGATGAACGACAAACCCTTCATCACCGTCATCTGCCCGACCACGCCGAGCCGCGGCGAATGGCTTCCGCGGGCGATCGACTGTTTTCTGTCGCAGGACTACGAGGGCGGCGCGGAGCTGATAATCGTCGCGGATTCCGATCCCGAGACCGTGTCGCTCCATTGCGAACCATGCCACCCGATGCGGGATGGATCGAAGATGTCAGTAATTGCGTGCGCGGGATCGATCGGGGCGAAGCGAAACGCCGGTTGCGCGGCGGCGAACGGTGAACTCATTCTCCACCTCGACGATGACGATCACTCTTCGTCCGGCCGTCTGTCCGATCAGGCCCGGTGCCTCCTCGATACCGGGAAGTCGGTCACCGGCTATCATTCGATGCGGTTCACGGACGGCTCGCGCTGGTGGAAGAACAGCAATCCGCCCCGTTGGGCATTCGATACATCGCTCTGCTACAAAAAGGCCTTCTGGCAGGCGCATCGGTTCGACGAGATCAATGACGGTCTCGAAGCAAATTTCCGCGCGGCGGCAATCAGGGAAAAGCAATTCATTTCCGTCGACGCCGGCGAAATGATGTATGCCACGATCCACCCGGGCAACACCAGCAAACGGAATGTGGTGATCGGCGCCGGCTGGCAGGCGGCTTAAAGCTTCGGGTGGACGTTGCCCCAATCGTTGCCCATAAGGTCAACGTCGAAGCCCTCGGTCAGTAGTCTTCTCAGCGCCTCACCGGACCATTGGGCAGTGACATAGCCGCGTCGTTTCATGCGGCAAACGTGACCGTAGCTCCATTTTTCCGATTATCTCAATGCTCGAACAAGGACTCGTCGTGCTGCTCCTCGCCAACACCCGCGTTTCCGCGCTGGTCGGCGCGCGCATTTATCCGGTGCAGGGGCCACCGGCCAATCCGGTTTACCCGTACATCACATACCAGGACATCCCGGCGGAATCGACCGACTACACCTTCGATCCCGGCGTGGTCATGGATACCCGGCGCATCCAGTTCACCTACTGGGGACTGATGGCCTGCGACGGCGCCAACATCATGATCGCCCAGCGCAATGCGCTCTCGGGCTTCACCGGCACGCTGGCCGATGCCGACGCCACGCGCGTGATCTTCGCCAAACATGGGACCTTCCTCAACAACTTCGACGTGGATTCCCGGAGCTACCGCAGTGTCGACGAATACGAATTCCAAATCTCAGAACCATAAAGGACAAACATCATGGCAACGAAAAGCGGTGTAGGCCTCGGCCTTAAATTCAACATCAACACCGGGACGGCATCTGCGCCGACCTGGCTTCTGGTCGGCGAAGGTCTCACCAGCGACCCCGCGCCCAAAATGGAAACTGAAGACGCTACCAGCTTCGACTCCCTTGGACGCGAATTCATCGCCACCATCCCGGATGGCGGGGACTTGAAGTTCTCCTGCAACCGCGTAACCACGGACCTCGGCCAGGCGGCCATGGTGGCGCACGGTCCGATGGGCGCTTCAGCCGGAGTACTGATGCCGTTTGAGATCGTCGCCCCGCTCGCCACTGGACAAACAACGACAGGCGACACATGGTCCTTCATGGGCATCGTGACCGAATTCAATCCGTCCTTCAAGCCGGATAAGAAGACCACGATCACGGGGAATGTGCGCACTTCGAATGGCATGACATTCGCGGAAGGCAGCTAAACCCTATGCGTAAGTCAGCGGCTAAGTCCACTAAATCCAAGACTCCTCCTCCTGCTGCTACTCCGGCGGCGGATCGCGTGAAGGGTTGGGCATCGCTTACAATCGCCGGCGAGACTTACCGGCTGATTTACAGCTTCAACGCGATCGCCGAGGCGGAGACGGAGGCTGGCTGCAACCTCCTTCACGGGATCTCGGCCGCGCTGCTCAACACCATGAGCGCGGCGCAGATGCGCGGACTGTTCTATGCGGCGCTGAAGCCGTTCCAGCCAGCCATGACCCTCGCCGTAGCGGGCGCGATGATCAGGATCGACACGTTGCCGGATATCTTCGAGGCCATCTCCGAGGCTTATAAGCTGGCGATGGAGAAGCCCAAAAACCCTCCCGTGGCCGCTCCGGTTCCCGTTCCGGCGCCGGTCGCAGCTTAACCGGTAAGGAGCTGTGGGAGAACTGCTGGTCTTCGGCCCGGTTCCATCTCAAGCTCAGCGATCGACAGTTCGGCGAATTGACGCCACGTCAGTTTTATCTGCTGCTCGATCGCCACACAGAAGAAGTGGAACACGGGAAGATGCTCGCTGGCACCGTCGCGGCGACCGTGGCTAATTTCGGGTACAGGCGTCCGAAGAAGGCGCTGCGCCCGATGGATTTCTTCGCCGGCGCGCCGGCCGAACGGGTCAATCGAAAACAGCAAATGGCGGATACGCGGGCCGTCCTGATGTCGATGACCACCAAAACAATCAAACGAAATGTCTGACGGAGGAATCACAGTTCGCGGCATTCCGGAAGTGCAGGGGTTCCTGAGGGCCTTTCCGAATGTGCTGGTCATGGGGTGTTTCGCGAAGGCGCTCAGCCGCGCCGGCGGCGTCTTCGAGGCGGAGCTGCGCGCCAACATGCCGGAGACGGATTACAGCACATCGAGCGAGGAATACGGTCACCTGTTCGACAATCTCCTGTCCGAAGTGATTATCGACACCAAAGGACAGGGCGGCAAAGTAAAGGTCGGTTTCGGACGAAAGGGAATGATCGCAATGTGGGTCGAATTCGGACATCGCATGTTGAGCCACGACAAGAAGCCAACCAAACTGGACCGAGTCAAGGCCAATCCGTTCATGCGGCGGGCTTTCGCGGCCGCGGCGGATGCAGCGGTGGACGCGTTCATTGAGACAGTGCGGGAATTCATGCAGAGCGGAGTGAAAGCAGCTTAGACCATGGGCGTAAAAGCGGGCGTAATCTCGATCGATGTCGATGCCGGAACGGCGAAGTTCCTGGTCGACATGGATGCGGCAAACGTCAAACTCCAGAATTTCGGTAAAGGGGCGAAGGAATCTGGCATCCACGTCGTCACGTCCATGCAGGCATCGAGCGCGGCGATCCGCGAGCTGTCGGGCGGCTCGAACGTCCGCGCCATCGAGAAGTTGATCTCTCTATTCCCCACACTGTCGAAGGCCGTGCTGGCGGCGTTCCCGGCGATCGCCGGCATCGCGTTGGGCGTGATGCTGGTGGATCTCGGCAAGAAGGCCTACGAGTTTTTCAAGAAGATGGAGGAAGCTCCGCAACGCATGGCGGAGGCCTTTCGCGGCCTCAGTGCGCCGCTGAAACTTACCAACGACGAGCTGGCGCTGGCAAATGCCCGCCTCGCCAACGACATCGCCAAACTGGAAGGCAAGCCGCAGAACGGTTTGGCCGTCGCGCTGGATGAAACCCGTGTGTTCGCCGACAAACTGGCCGATTCTCTGGATAAGGACCTCGACCGCATTCACAAGGTCATGGCCGAGAACAAAGCTCACTGGTGGCAGTTGCAAACGCCAGGCACGAGCGCGGCGGATAAACGCGACCAGGAACTCAGAAACCAGGTTGCCCAGGACGCCGGCGCCCCGGCCACGCAATCGCAGGATTTCGACTGGTACAAGAAAAAGGCGGAGAATGAACTGTTGGACGCGATGACCGAGAAATCACGGATTCACAATTCTCCGGGCATCACGCAACCGGACAGCAGCGGCCAGGACAGCAGCATTGCGCGCCTGAAGGCTTACATCGCCGACTATCAGGGCGAAATGGACAGGATCGCTGGCGAACTGAAGCAGGCGGCGCAAACAGGCACGAAAGACGTTCTGCAGATCAACAAGGAAGCGCAGCACCAGGCTACCGAGCTGCTGCGCAAGTCGGACGAGGATAACCTTGCCCTGCAGCAGGCGGACCATCAGATGTCCGTCGCCGACCTGATCCAGTACTGGGGCGAGAGACTTCGCGCGGAGAAGGACAACGCCGACCGCGTGCGCGCAATCCACATCACCATGGGGCATCTGTTCCAGGAACAGGACAAGATCGTCGAGGCCAGCTTCAAACACGACGTTGAAGTGCAGGCCGCGAAGGCGAAGAAGCTCGACGAGTGGAAAGCCAAGATGGAGGCCACCATCCAGGAGCTGGACGAACTCGACAGGAAGGTAATCACCGAACCGGCCGAGGCTCACGCCGCCGCCCAGACGAAGATCGCGGAAGTCACCGCCAAGGGATCGGGACAATCGGACGATCTCCGGATCGAAGGTCAGAAGCTCGCCATCGAAAGAGCTTACGGGCTCGAGGCACGACACACGGCGGCGGAACAGATCTCCTACCTGCGCCAGATCGCCGCCCTGGACGAACGGGCGCGCCAGGCGAAGATCGCCGGGCTGGTCGCCGATCAGCAGATCGCAGCCGCCGAACAGGCGCAGTTCTTATCGGTGGGGGAAAAGGCCAAGGCCGACGAAGACGGGCTGAAGATCGCCAATCTACAGGTGGAGATCGACGTTCAGCGCGCCAAAGCGGCGAACGACCTCTATCTCTCGAACACGAAGATTCTGGACGTGCTTCGCCAGCAGGGCATGGCGGGCTATTTCTGGAAGATGAATGCCGAGGCCAAGACGGCAACGCAGATCGCGCAGGACGGCATCACTTCGGCCGTCGACAAGTTCAGCGACGATCTGGCGAAAATGATGTCCGATCCGAAGCACGCGCATCCCGCCAAAATGCTGGGCGACACGCTGAAGGGCCTCGGGCAGGAAGAAATGAAGGAGAGCATTAAAGCGGGCCTGCAGCGCAGTCTCGGGAC